TTAATCGTGGTGCAATGAAAAATATTGCAGCACATGTTGCTTTTGAAGACGGGTGCGATTACATTGCATGGCACGATGTTGATATGTTATCATACGGTAAAGACGGCCATATAGGTGGGGATTATTCTTACCCAGAAGATAACCCAATCCACATTGCAACCAAATTATCAAAATATGGATATGGATTAGGGTATGACCAATACTTTGGTGGTGTTGTTTTGTTTACCAAAGAACAAGCATACCAAACCAACGGTTATTCAAATGAGTATTGGGATTGGGGACAAGAGGATGATGATTTATTTTGGAGATGCTATTTTGAGGGAATGACAACTGGTGACATCTTTAAAAAATATGAAAATAAAAAAGTATTGAATTTTAACGGTAATGATTCATATGTTTCATTAGGAACAAATAGAGAAATTAGCAATGCGTTAAAGGAAAATCACACAATATCAATATTATTTAATGCACAACAACAAGAGGAGAAGGTTCCGATTTGGTTGGTTGGCGATTTACAAAAGAGATTTATTGAATATCCATTACTTAGAAAAGAAGGTTCTTGGAATTGGGGTGTATCTTTCAATAATTCAAGAGCGGTTACCATGCAGTATTTTGATAAATTTAATGGTCCAATATATAATTGGGCCAAAAGATTTGAAAATTTATGGACGTGGATTACATTATCATATAGTAAAGAAAATAACGGAATATACTTCTATTTGAATGATGAATTGATTTGTCAAATGAACGGAATTAAACAAAATATACCATTTCCTGTTCATGGCGAATTAAAACCGCACAGCGCAATATTACCGTTCTTAATTGGTTTTTGTAATCATTCAAATACACGCTACAAAGGTAAAATTGCTGAAGTTAAAATATTCGATAAATTTTTTGAAAATGTTAACGATGTATTTGATAACCAAGATGTTATTTTAAAATACGATTTTAATGATGAAAGTGGTAATAACAATATAAGTGTAACAGAAGAAAATATTGAAATTGTTGAAAATATTGTCCCATATAGAAGAGAAGGTTCTTTCTATTGTTTACCACATGAGGACGAAGGCTTTGTTAATGGAACATGGAGAAAGGGCGCAACAACCGCAAGAAATGAAAAGAGATTTGTTACAGAAATGCAACAAGGTAAGATTAATTATAAAGATGAAGGATTAAACAAGATATTAGATGTTTTGGATGTTGATAATATTGATGATACTCTTTATCCTAACACTAAATTCATTAATGTAAAAATGAAAGAAAATGTTTAATGATAACTTCAATAAAACCAAAGAAAAGATAAATTCTGTTGGTTGTGGTTTTTGTTTGGCTAAGTGGACGCAAGCGACTTTACATTTGCAAGTAGGTCAAACACATTCATGTCATCACCCGTCCCCACATCAAGTATCGTTAAGCGAGTTACCATTAAATCCATCATCATTACATAATAGCTCATATAAAAAGAGACAAAGAAAAGTAATGTTGGAAGGCGGTAGACCAGATGAATGTAATTACTGTTGGAACGTTGAAGATAATTCTGATTCATTTTCAGATAGGGTTTTTAAGTCATCCGAACCATGGTCGATAAAACATTTTGACGAAATTAAAGATTTACATTGGAGAGAAAACTTTAACCCAAGATATGTTGAGGTTTCATTTAGTAATCAATGTAATTTCAAATGTTCATATTGTGGTCCAACATATTCTTCACAATGGGTTCAAGAAATTGAACAACACGGAGGCTACCCAACATCAACTAATTTTAATAATTTAGATTTGGCATTTGGTAAAAGACAAAATCCATTACCATATCTCCATTCAGAACACAATCCATATGTTGAAGCTTTTTGGAAGTGGTGGCCAGAACTTTATAGAGATTTACATACATTTAGAATTACTGGTGGCGAACCATTATTATCCAAAGATACTTGGTCAATATTCGATTATATTTTAGAAGCTAAAGAACCAAATAGAAACTTAAATCTATCTGTTAACACCAATTTAGGGGTGCCTAATAAATTATTTGACGAATTTGTTATTAAAATTAAAAGATTAATTGAAGAAAATAGAGTTAATGAGGTTATCATTTTCACCAGTGCCGATACATGGGGACCACAAGCTGAATATATTAGAGACGGCTTAGTTTTTAATTTATGGTGGGATAGAATTAATATTTTATTAAACAAAATACCACAACTAACAGTTATTATCATGTCAACATATAATGCGTTGTCTGTTCCAAATTATAAAGAATTGATAAAGAATGTTTACGATTTAAAAAGGGAATACCATAACCAATATAGATATTATGGCTCTTCAGTTATGTTGGACTCATCTTATTTAAGATGGCCAAAACACCAAACAGTTAAAATATTAGAAGATAAATGGACGGGCGTAGTAAAAGAACAAATACAATTAATGGATTTCTATGAACAAGTTAGGGTTGGTCTAGATGGTTATGGTTTTACCGAAATAGAAATCAATAAATTAAATAGGATTTATGATTGGATGTCAGTTGAAAAAACCGAGGAGGATTTAACAACAAATAAATGGGACTTTAAAAAATTTATAAAAGAATACGATTTAAGACGAGGTAAAAATTTTATAAAAACATTTCCAGAGTTATCTGAATTCTATAAAACAATATAATCATGAATTTTAATGAAGTAACATATTACATTCCTGATAAAACCAATTATAACACCAATTTTAAAAATTATAATAATTTAAAAAATGGTTATACTTTTTATGTGGATTTTAAATTGGATAAATTTATAGAAAATGAAGCTTGTATAATTGGTAGGCAGGATGAACATTATATGGGTCTATTTTTACAAAATCCTAATGCTATTAAATTTTCTTGGCATAATAAAGGTGGTGTATATGATGATATTTTTATTGAAATTGATGACGTATTTAAACCAATGAAAGTATTGGTAATAATTTCAGATCAAATAAGAATTTATAAAGATGGTTTCTTCTTAGGTTCAAAACCATGTAGCGAAATCATTGATTATAACGATAAGAACATATTAATAGGTTCTATAAATCCACACTTTGAGCAATGGGAATGTAAATTTAATGGGTCAATAAATGAGGTTAAGATTTTTGACGTTATAACAACAAATATTGATGATAAAGAACTTCTATATTCACATTTAAATTTTGAAAATCAATCAAGGTTTAAGACGTTTGATATAAGTGGGAATGGTAATCATGGTATCATATATGAAAATCCTGTTTTCAAAGATTATAAAATAAATGAATATGTTGAAATTGGCCCAAAACAAAAAATAATATAATATGAGTGATTATAAAGCAAATAAAGAAATGTTAGATGGTGTGGGATGTGGTTTTTGTCTTGCTAAATGGACACAAGTAACAATACACTTACTTAATGGAACAACACATTCTTGTCATCACCCTATACCACATAAAATACCATTAGAAGAGATAAAAAACAACCCAACCGCATTACACAATACTTCACACAAGAAACAAGTAAGAAGAGAAATGCTTTTAGGCCATAAACCAAAGGAATGTGATTATTGTTGGAATGTGGAAAACAATTCTAACTCATTTTCAGATAGGGTTTTTAAATCATCCGAACCATGGTCGTTTGACCAATTTGAAACTATCAAAAATTTAGATTGGCAGGAAAACTATAACCCAAAATATTTGGAGATTTCATTTGGAAATACCTGTAATTTAAAATGCGCGTATTGTAGTCCACCATACTCATCTAAATGGGCCGAAGAAATTAAAAAATTTGGTCCTTACGTTGATAATCATAATTTTAATTCATTGGACTTTGTTGATAACAGAATCGATACGACATATAAATTAACCGACGAAAATCCATATACCGAAGCGTTTTGGAAATGGTGGCCTGATTTGTATAAGGATTTACACACTTTTAGAATCACTGGTGGGGAACCATTGTTAATGAATGATACCTTTAAGGTGTTGGAGTATATTCAAGAACATTGGCAAGAGAATCCAAATTTATCTTTAGGTATTAATACTAATCTATCGGTTCCAAGACCTCTCATAGATAAATTAATTAATATATGTAAGGATTTAACCGAGAACAATAAGGTTAGAGAATTAATCATTTTTACTTCATGTGAAGCAGCAAATGAACAAGCTGAATATGTAAGATTTGGTTTGAATTACGAACAGTTATGGGTCAATATACATGATATTTTAGAACAATTACCTAAAGTGGTTGTCAACATCATGGCAACATTTAATGCGTTATCGGTATTTTCATATGGTGATTTAATTGAAAGGGTTTTTGAATATAAAAAGAAATTCCATAATGATGTTAGATATTGGGAAGGTGCTTTATTGTTAGATACTTCTTACTTAAGATACCCCTCATTTTTGTCGGTTAACATTCTTGAAGATGAACATAAGGAATTAATATTAGAAGCCGCTAAAAAGGCTCTATACTATGGTAAATTTGAAAATGGTTACGGTTTCTCGGACAGTCAAATACAAAAGATTAAAAGGACCTACGATTACGCCATAAAAAATACCGGTAATGGTCAAGAATTTTTTAGAGAACAATTTGCTAAATATATAACGGAATACGATAGAAGAAGAGAAACTGATTTTGTTAAAACGTTCCCACAATTAAAAACATTTTATGAAAAATATAAAAGCTGATGAAACTTGGGTTTTATGGCCAACAAAGATATGCCCATCCTTTTATGATTTAGGTGGTAATCAAATGATATCAGGTGACCATAACTTTAGTTTTGAATTTGAATTTAAAATAAATGAGATAAGTAAAAATAGTGGTGAAAGAGGGACCATCCTTTCTATCAACCCTGATTATTTTGTGCTCCATTACTATAGTGAATATTTGAGTGCTATACATATGAGCACAAATGGTAGCGAATCTCATAATTTACATCAGGATATACCATACACAATTAAGGTAGGGCAAATCCATAAATTAAGGGTTGAGAATATTGCTTTTTCGGATTTTATTGTGTATATTGATGATAAAAAAGTGCTATCAACACAAAACTTTACCACAACAAAGGATCCGCAAATATTCTTTGGTTCAGAGACATTTCCTTGGGGAACACCTGATTTAAACTCATGTGATTTAGACTTAATAAGTTTTAAATTATATCATGATAATGTTTTAGTTTCAAACCACGATTTTAATAACATAATTCATAATAAATTTGTCGATTTAACCAACAATTGCAATTTCATACATAAACTTTAAACAATGTCAGAAGAATTAAAAAATTGGAGGGATACCAGAATCAATGCGGTAAGTAGTTGTTTTTGTGCGGCTAAATGGTATAACGCAAGTTTACATTTAGGTCATGGGTATACTAACTCATGTCATTTACCTTTACCACACCCTATTGATTTAGAAGAGATTAAAACGAATCCATCGGCGTTGCATAACACCAAGTTAAAAAAGGAAGCTCGCAAAATGATGCTACAAGGTATCAGACCTGCCGAGTGTTCTTATTGTTGGAAGGTTGAGGATGTTGGTAGAAATAATATTTCTGATAGAGTTTTTAAAAGTAAGATATATTCTGACGAAGATATTTTCGCACTTAAAGATACACCATGGGACCAAGACATTAAACTTAAAACAGTTGAAGTATCTTTTGACAGAACATGTAACTTTGCTTGTTCATATTGTAATTCAGGTTATTCAACAACATGGGGTAAAGATATTAGAGAAAATGGTCCGTATCAACAATTTAAATCATCATCAGCGGGTGCATATCATTCTGATGGTTCATGGTCTGAAGTTTATGGTAAGAATGGTGATGATAATCCATATGTGCAAGCATTTATGGAATGGTGGCCTGAATTATCAAAATCATTACAGGAAGTTAGAATCACAGGTGGCGAACCATCAACGTCATTTAACTTTTGGAATTTTATGGACATTATGAAAAATAGCCCATCACCAAATTTAAACTTGGCAATCAATTCAAATTTGGGTGTTGATGATAAGTTAATTGATAAGTTAATACAAACATCACATGAAATTGATGTTATGAATTTTGATTTATATACATCAAATGAATCATATGGTGCACATGCTGAATATATTAGAGATGGTTTGAAATATGATAGGTGGAGAGGTAATGTGGTTCGTATCATAGAAGAAGCTAAATGTAGACAGCTAATTATAATGATGACAATCAATAGTTTATGTTTATTTAGTTTAACTGAATTCTTAGATGATATGATATCATTGAAGAAAAAATATGGTCAATACAAATTGGTTGTTGATTTAAACATATTAAGATGGCCTGCTTTTATGGCACCAGTCGCTTTACCAAACGATTTAAAAAAGTTGGTTCACGATAAACTTAAAACATGGTATGAAAATAATGAGAATTTAGAGTTATTACACGAAGGGGAAATCTCACAAATATTACGTGTTATCGACTACATAGAAGTGGTAGAAAAGGGACATATTGCAACCGAAAACGATATGGATAAACATTTCCACGACTTCAAGAGTTTTTATGAACAATATGATATAAGAAGAAATAAAGACTTCCGCAAAACCTTCCCCGAGATTGTTGAGTGGTATGATAGTATTGTAGTTGATAAATCAATACCAAACGTGCCGATTTCTGACGGAAGAATAACTAATTATGAAATAGGGCCATATAAAGGTAATCAAAAATTATTTTAATGAGTAACGAAAGATTTGAAAGTTCTGGTGACAAAGTGAGTAATTCATTTTGTATTATGCCATGGGTGCATTTACACAGTTGGCCCAATGGTAATGTATACCCATGTTGTTTAGCTGATTCCGATTACCCCATAGGTAATGTAAAAGACAATACATTGGAAGAAATATGGAATTCACCAGATTTAAAAAAAATAAGAACCGAATTATTAAAAGGTGATAAACCATCTGTGTGTCATAGATGTTACATGCAAGAAGACATGGGAACACAATCGTTTAGAGTTAGTTCAAACAATCAGTGGTCACACCATATTGATAAGGCTGTTGAAACAACAGATAATGATGGAACAAATCATGATTTTAAATTAAATTATTGGGATTTTAGGTTCTCTAATGTTTGTAATTTAAGATGTAGAATGTGTGGTCCTGAATTAAGCTCAAGTTGGTATGAAGAACAAATAAAATATTATGGAAGCTCATCAACACCTAAGGCTTTAATAAACATGAATGACGCAAGTAAAGAAGATGTGATGATATATGTTGATAGATTTATCAACGATGTTGAAGAGATATATTTTGCAGGTGGCGAACCATTTATAATGGAAGAACATTATATCATTCTTGAAAAATTAATTGCTGCAGGTAACACTAAATGTAGAATCAGGTATAACACCAATTTCACGAGTCTTAAATTTAAGAATTGGGATTTAATTGAATTATGGAAACCGTTTGTAAAAGATAATATTGACAATGTTCGTGTATTTGCTTCTTTAGACGCAATAGAAGAAGTTGCTGAATATGCAAGAAAAGGAACCAAATGGCCTGCGGTTGAATCTAACATCAAAAGGTTACACGATAATGGTATGAATGTGTGGACAAGCACCACTGTTAGTATATTCAACGTATTTGAATTACCTCGTTTTGTTGATAAAATGTATGAACTTAACATTCCGATGGATAAGATGCAAATGAATAATGTGTTAACCTTCCCTTACTATTATTGTATCAATATATTACCCGATAAATTAAAAGAATACGCTGTAACAATATTAGATAACCACATTAAAAAAATTAATGGTATGGTTGGGTGGATTCATATAAAAAATTATTATGATGTTATAAAAAAATATATGTTCACAGAACCACATAAATCAATCGATGAAAGTTTTGTAGCATTAAGACGCTTTACTGAAACAAAAGACAATGGTAGAAATGAATCTTTTGTTGACACATTCCCATATTATAAAGAATGGTATATGAGTTTAGAAATTAAATCATTTGAAGAAACGTTCCCTAATTTTGAAGCGTTTGAAGAAATACAAATAATGGTTGAATTGATTGAAAATAAAATAGAAGAACCAATACAAAATAACAAAAAATGGCAAAAGTTGATTTAACACAATATTTCTGTGAACATCCGTTTGTTTACACAGAATTTCATAGAAAATTTACACATCAAGGTGTAAAAGAAACACAATTTTTATGTTGTCCCGATTGGAACGATGTTGATATACATGTGTCAGATAACCTAATGGAAAATTGGGAATCTGAACCCGCTAAAAAAGTGAGAGAAGGTCACCTTAGTGGTAATTTTGTTGGGTGTAACCCGATTAATTGTCCTGCCTATAATACTTTACTTAACACTGGAAAACCCGCAGGTAATATCAGACCAATAAGTGAATTTGACCCTGAAAGATATAATCAAAAGGGACCAAGAAGAATTAAAATATGTTCTGACGACGCTTGTAATTTCCGTTGTCCAACGTGTCGAATAGATTTGTATCCAAACACACCAGAAAAAACTGAAAGAACCAATAAATTACTTGAAAGTATAACTGAATATTATGGACCAACATTAAAAGAGATATATGTAAGTGGTGGTGGTGACCCCTTTTATAGTATACCAATGAGAAACTTCCTCACAACATTAAAAAAAGAGGATTTTCCCGCTATTGAAACAGTTATATTACACACAAATGCTTCATTATGGACAGATAAAGTATGGAGTCAAATGATTGGTATACATCCTTATGTTAAAATGGCTGAGATATCAATTGACGCAGCAACACAAGACACATACGAAAATAAAACAAGATTAGGTGGTAAATGGGACATATTAATGGCGAATCTTGAATTTATTAAAACAATCGATACAATCTATACGATTATATTCTCATTTGTTGTTCAACAAAATAACTTTAGGGAAATGGAAGCATTTATTTTATTAATACGAGGTTTATTTAAAGATTCTAAAATCAAAACAGTCATTCAATTACAAAAGGTAGTTCAATGGCCAAGCATTTCTGATGAGAGATATAAACAAATGAAAATTTGGGAACCAACGAATCCTGAATATAATGATTTTGTTATTGAATTGGCTAAGATTAAAAAATATGATGATATTTTACATAACTTAAATGAACACAGCAACACAAAATTAATATAAATGAAAAAAATGCTACTTGCTGGTTGTAGTCATTCGGTGGGGTTTGGTTTGGACGATATTAATAAATCGTGGGGTAATATTTTTGCACAAAATAATAACCATACAATAACAAATGTTGCACAAGCTGCAAGTTCATTACAATACGCTATTCAAAAAATTGTTGATGAGATATCACAAGAAGATTACACTACGGTAATTTTACAATTAACAACATTTGATAGATACCCAATAACATATAATGGTGAAAACAGATTTCTAAATAATAATATAACCGATACAGATGCATCGGTAGCGAACATCTTTCATTTAGTTCCCGCTAATTACCTACAAGCTGTAAATGGCGATAAGATGCCATTAGATAATGACGCAATTAGGTTCTTCAATGAAAAAGTGATGTTTTCAACATTTTACTTAAACACCATAATGAATGAAATTTATTTGCTACAACAATTATTAAAACTTAAAGGAGTTTATTTAATTCTAATCCCATATGACGATTATTTTTGGGGTGAGGAAAGTAATATGAGTATATGGAAGTTTGAACAATCAAAAAAAATTGATAAGACAAATTTCATAAAATACCCATTTATGAAATGGTTACGCGATAACTATAACCCCGATGATTATTATGTAGATAAAGGATTTCATTTAAATGAACAAGGCCATAAGCTTTTTGCTGAGACATACTTACCGTCACAAATAAAATTACTATCTAAACTTATATAATGAAAGCTATATATGGGTTTACTTTTGTCAGCGACCATTATAAACCATTTAATGATGACTTCATTAAGTTAGCCAAATTATCGGTAAAATCCGCTAAGAAATTCTACACCACCAAAATATATTGTGATACTATATCACTAAAAAGATTTAACGAAAATAATATAAAATTTGACGAAGTGGTGTTAATTGATGATTTTATCATGGGACATGTTGATAAAGATTTAAACACTAATCAATATTCAATATCAAAGATTTATGCTATGATGAATGAAACCGGACCATACCTCTTATTGGATTTTGATGTTGTGTTATTTGAAAAGTTAGACTCCAATCACACAATAACATATGGACAACCTGAGTTATTAATTGACGAATATCTAACAACTAAACAATTAGAATGGGTTAATGAATCGTATTTTAGTCCGTTTAGTAATATTAAGAAATATTTTAATGACGAATTAGATGTTATCGATTGGATAACATATCCGTCTTTTTGTGTCGTAATGGTAAAAAACCCATTTTTTGTATCAGAATCATATAGGAAAATTTTCAATAAAATACCAAAGGATGATATCTTTAAAATTACCCCAACACTGTTGGAGCAGTTCCTACTTCATCAATATGTTATAAAACATAAGGTAGATTTCGGTTTTTTTATTTCAAATATATATTATAATGACACCGTCTTTGATTTTATGTCATTAATATCACAAAAATTTGTGCATTTAAACATAAACAAACAAACCATTAAGGAAGAAATAGAATATTTGGAAAAAATTGTATGAAATATGTTTTAGGGGTATCCGCATTTTATCATGATTCTTCGGCCTGTCTATTTAAAAATGGACAATTAATATATGCGTGTGAGGAGGAAAAATTTACAGGAATTAAGCACGATAGCTCATTCCCATATAAATCAATTGATTTCATATTGAAGCGGTATAAATTATCAAAAAAAGATATATCGGCCATATGTTATTACGAAGACCCTAAGTTAAAATACAAAAGGGTTATGGGTAATCTTAAATCACAATGGTTTAAAAATCCAGTATATTCATTAAAATCTTATATCAAGATTAGGGACAATATTAGCGATTTAAATAAAATTTTGCCACAATATTCAGATACAATATTTTATTCAACACATCATAAATCTCATTTATATTATTCTTTTTACACCTCAAATTTTGATAGCTCAATAATATTATCAATAGATGGTGTTGGTGAAGCCGACACGATTTCCTTGGGCTTGGGTGATGATTATGGAATTGATTATATGTCGGTTGCGGAATACCCACATTCTTTAGGGTTATATTATTCGGCTATGACTTCGTTTTTAGGTTTTAAACCAAATGAAGGGGAGTATAAGGTAATGGGGTTGGCTTCTTACGGAGACCCCGATGTTTATATCGATAAAGTTAGAGAATTAATTAGTTTTAAAAATAGTAAATTAGAATGTAATATGAATGTGTTTTGTTGGAACACATCAAATACAGTAATGTTTAAGTATGAACTATCTGAATTACTTGGTATGGATATGAGGAGTGGTGAAATTGAACAAAAACATATGGATTTAGCTGCTGCAGTTCAAAAAAGATATGAGGAAATTTTATTTGAAATCATTAAATCGATATCATTAATTAATGATAATAGAAACCTATGTTTAGGTGGTGGTTGTGCATATAATGGAACCGCAAATGGTAAAATTGTTAGAAATTCTCATTTTAATAACCTATGGATTCCACCGGCACCATCAGATGCGGGTTCAGCAATTGGTGCCTGTTTACATTTTTTATCTGAGAATAAGTTATTGAAAGGTAGAGTTGGTAAATCTCCATTCTTAGGTCCTCAATATTTTCATGACGACATATTAAAAGTTATTAAGAGTAAAAAGTTTATAAAGTTTACATATGAAGATACATTAATGCGGAATGTGGCTAAAAAGCTAAATGAAGGTAAAGTTGTTGGTTGGTATCAAGGACAATGTGAATTTGGGTCGAGAGCGTTAGGTAACCGTTCAATTTTGGCCAACCCAACGATTGATGGGATGAAGGATAGAATAAACAAGTTGATTAAAAAACGAGAAGGGTTTAGACCTTTTGCACCAATGGTTATTAAAGAAAAACAACATATGTATTTTGATGTAACAGATGACGTTCCATATATGAATCAAGTTGTTCAAGTTAAAGCCGAATTTAGAGATAAATTACCCGCAGTAACTCATGTTGATGGTAGTGCAAGAATACAAACTGTTTACAAGAACGCATTAATTCATAAATTATTAATTGAATTTGAAAAACTATCTGATTATCCAATTTTATTGAATACATCGTTTAATATTAAGGATAAAACTATGGTTTTAACCCCACAAGACGCTATAGATACATTCATGGATACTGATATAGATTTATTAATAATTGGAAATTATTTAATTTATAAATAACATGAAGAAATTACTAAATTGGATTAAAGCAAAGATTGAAAATTATGAACGCAAAAAACGTTTTAAGAAGAAATTAGAAGAGCTACGTAAAAAAGACCCCTTTATTTACAACCATTAGAATTTGACTTTTTAAAGAATTTTTTGTATATTAATGGTATGATATATTGGTTCACAGGACAGCCTGGTGCAGGAAAAACAACTTTAGTTAACAATCTTTTAGACCATTTTGGTAAGGAGAATACCATCATTATAGATGGAGACGATTTAAGGGACATTTTCCAAAATAAAGACTATTCTGAGGTTGGTAGAAGAAAGAACATTGAAAGAGCACAAGACATTGCGTTATTCTTAGATAAGAAAGGCTTTACTGTTTTAGTGGCCTTAGTTTCACCCTATAAAGACCAAAGAGAGTCATTTAAGAAGGTGGCGGATGTTATTGAAGTTTATGTTAATACAAGTGAAGATAGAGGTAGAAACATGTATCACGTGGAAAATTACGAACCACCAACAGAAAATTTTATCGGTATTGATACAACAAATAAAACAGAAACGGATTCTTATTACGAAATATTAAATACAATAACATTATGAGTAAAAAATATGCGATGTTTATCGGAAGATGGCAAAACTGGCACAAAGGACACGAATGGTTAATTAATCAACAATTAGAAAAAGGTAAAGACATATGGGTTGCAATTAGAAATGTCCCAACTGATGAAAACAACCCAAAAACAGCACAAGAAGTAATGATGGAATTAGCTGATGAACAATTCTTTAAAGATAATTCACATAAAATTCAAATATCAATAATTCCTGACATTGAATCGATTAACTATGGTAGAGGTGTTGGTTATGATGTAATTTATCACGAACCACCCCTTCAAATATCTAAAATTAGTGGAACGAATATTCGTAATGGATACATCGATTCAAATGGTGACATAATTGAATACCCTGACCTTAATGATTAAATGAACGGAAAAGAAAAATTAATATTCACTGAAGATGCAATTTATATTGAACCAACCATGGGCAAGGGTGAAGCTATAATGCATGTTGGTGAAAAAGAATTAATGATTAAACTTGCTGATTTGGTTACACAAAATGGTGGTGATATTTTAGAATTGGGGTTTGGATTACATCTATCAGCTGACGCTGTTCAAGTGAATCCAAATGTTACATCACATACAATAATTGAAATCCATCCCGAAATATATGAAAAGGCACTTGAGTGGGCGAAAGACAAACCAAATGTTAAAATTATATTAGGTAATTGGATAGATATTATCCCAACATTAAACCAAAAATTTGATGGGGTTTTACATGACACACATAGAGATGGTAACATATCAGTATTTTTAGATATGATAAGCTATAAATGTAAAATAGATTGTATACTTGGATTTTTTCAATACGATAAATCGGACGAAAGATTTCAGTCAATTAAGTTTCCATTAAAAGAAAATGATTTAAACTCATTACCATATGGCGACACTCATAAGTTTAAAACAAATGAATTTGAACTAAAAATAACCAAATATTATGGTGGTGGTTTTCACTATAAAGGTAAAATTGAAAAAACATTAGTATGATAGTTGAAAGAAAGAGACATATTGCTAAAACAATATCTTATAGAATAATCAGCACAACAATTGGTTTTTTAACAATGTGGGCTGTTACTAGTTCCATTAAATGGGGTGCGGCCTTTGGTATTGCTGAACTTGTATGGAAACCAATTCAATATTACATCCACGAAAGGGTTTGGTATAAATGGATAAAATACGGACTTAAAAAAGATTAAGATGATTAAGTTTATTGATAATTTTTTAAATGATGAACAGATAGAACATCTATTATCTTTATGGGATAACAAACCTTTTTATGAAGTTAATGATGAAATATATCGATTTAAAGGAATTGATTTATTGTCAATAATTGAAAAACTTAATGTCCCTGATATCCTCAAGTCAAGAAAATCATACAATGCTTTGAGGTTACAATTGGTTGACGAATCAATTAGTCAAGTTGAATACTATCATGCACACACGGAGCCATATTCGTTTGCAATTTTTTTAAACGAAGAATTTATTGGTGGTGAGTTAGCATTTTTAGATAAAGAATCGGTAAAACCAAAAAAAGGGACAATGGTGTATTTTACTGGTGATGAAAGACATAGAGTAGCACCAACATCAGGCGATAGATTTACACTAATAGGGTTTTTAAGAGAAGATATTTTTAATAAGGAAATCAAAGGATTAATATGATATTAATATTTGAGAAATTTTTGAATGAAGAAGACATCAACCAAATACTTTCAATGTGGGAAGGTGGTGATATGAAATATTCTAATATTGGCGCCTATTTTTATTTTAATGATTTAAATCTTAGAAAAGATGAAATAACAGCAAAGAACAATTTTTTTGGTTTAAAAAAATTTGAGGCACTAAGGTTACAAAGATATGATGATAGTATAGAACAAAATCCTATTTTTCATAATCATTATAATCCATATAATTTCATTATCTATTTGAATGAAGAGTTCGAAGGTGGATTATTGGAATTTACTAATGGGATAACAGTAAAACCCATAAAGGGTATGCTGGTGTATTTTAATGAAAATGAAATGCACAGAATAACCGAACACAAAGGATTAAGGTGGGCTTTAGTTGGTTCATCCAAGCAAGATTTTTTAAATGATATATTAGAAACAAAACCACCAATACAAAAGTTTATATGAAATTAATTTGGACATATAATTTCAATGTGGATATGGGTAGTATGAAAAAATGGCACACTGAAGTTCTAACAGAATTTTATAAAACATCTATTATCTCGGCAAAAAAATTTGGATACGAAACAATACTTTACACAAACACAAAACATTCACATATTTTTGAACCTTATGTTGATGAAATTGTTATTGCGGAAGATTATGAAAACTCCCCATTATTTGATAGTTTTAAAATAAAGGTTTTAGAAGAACGAGATGACGATTTTTATTTAATAGACGGCGATTTAATTTTAAACGCAAAATTACCGATGTTAGATGTTGATATAACCTTTGATGCATATGAAGCTGAGTTTTGGAAACACACATATGGTAATCAAATTGATGAGTTATTAAAATTGAACATTAACAACTCTTTACCAATCTTTGATGATAAAGCTTCAAACATATTTAACGGACAAGAAAAAATTTATAATTGTGGTTTATTGAGAATTACCAATAAAGAAGTTAAAAACAAATATGTCACATATTGGAAAAAATTTAATGAATTCGTTAAATTAAACGCAAAATCACTAAACCATGACCAAACACTCGTGGCGGGTCAATATATCTTGACTATGGTTGCAAAAGAAACAAATTCGAAGGTGTCACCACTATCAATTATACTTGGAGAACAAAATGAATATTATAGACATTACGTTGGAAAAATTAAGTTTTTAGTAAAGCCTCCATTTGTTGGAAATAAAAGTTTATTTTAAACATAATGAAGCTAATTTGGACATATAATTTTAATGTGTTTAGGGATGGGATGGAAAATCGTCATTACAATGTTCTTATCGATTTATATCGAACCTCTATGGTATCGGCTAAAAATTTAGGATATGAGACGATTTTATATACAAATCCTGACCGCGTAAACTTATTTGAGGATTATGTTAACGAAATCGTAGTAGCCGAAAATTATGAAGATTCGCCGCTATTTGATAGTTTCAAAATAAAGGTTCTCGAGGAAAGGAACGACGATTTCTACCTGATAGATGGTGATGTAATTTTAAACTCTAAACTACCCATTTTAGACCGAGATGTTACATTTGACGCGTTTGAAACTAAATTCTGGAAGCCAACGTATGGTGACCCAATTAAAGAACTTGATGGTATTGGGATTAATGAAATAATGCCAATTTTTAAGGTTGACAGGGCTGAAAAAATGTTTAACTGTGGTTTACTTAGAATCACCAACCAAAAGCTAAAAGAAACCTATGTTTCATATTGGAAACGGTTCAACGGGTTCATAAAAGAGAATAAAAATACCCTTATTTTGGACCACACGTCGGTTGGAGCTCAATATATTCTAACCACATTGGCCAAAGAAATGGGGGCCACATATGAGCCCTTATCTCAGTTTTTAGGGGACCAAAACCAATATTATAGACATTACGCGGGAAGGGTAAAATATAGGATTAAAATACCCTCACCAGTAACTAAAAGATTAATCTAATATTTATATATAAACATTAAAGAAACAACATATGAAAGGAACATTCTTTTCTTCCGATTTTGTTAGAGATTCCAATGGGGAACTAAGATTATTGGAAATTAATACGGACACATCAGCAGGATACAGTGGAGTAGCTAATTTTTTCGATTATAGCGATTTTATCCAAATCTTATCTGACAATAACATAAACCACGTGGTTTTAATCTATAAAATAGGTTTACACGCTAATATTGTTAAACATCTTACCGATACCTTAGCGGCATCGGCGCCATTTGTTACAACGGTTGAACCAATAGTGGTGTCAGGAGATTCGATTTTCCCACAATCACCTGCAGATGATACTAATAAATTTATATTAAGATTTGCTTATGATGAGACAGCAATTTTAGACTCAGAATATGCAAAAGGAACGTTAAATCTTTTAAAGTTATTTGTTGATAGTAATGATTCACAATCGATTGTGAATTTTTACCACTCTTCATCAACACATGGTGATTATAATACAATTGAAACAGCTTCATTAAACCCGTCTAACATACCTGACGTGGTAGTAAAACCAGTTGTTGTAGACCACAAATCATTTCCTTTTTATAAGATTGGTAAATCAGAATTGGCAACAACACAAAGATATTCAGATTTTTTAACGAGCACCGCTAATCAAGATAATGTTATCCAACAATATCATGTATCATCAAATCAAATAGCAAATAATACTATCACATCGATTAGATCATTTAAGATTGTTTATGGTCCTGATTTAGATTTATGTAATGTAGGTGAATATGAGGTCGATGCGGTATTCAACGTTCCAACAACAGTTGAATATGATGACACAAACATTTCAAACAAAATAGATGTTAAACATTACTATGAGTTTGCAACAAATATTATTAAAAACGAAAGACACGGTCTTTTAAGTGATGAAACGGTAGTGGATATTAACAATAACCAAATCCCTATTTCAACTATGGTTGAGGGTGAAACATATCCATCATTTTTTGTTAATGGTTCACCAAATACGGATGACGATGATTTACTGGATTTATGGAGTGTTTCAGGAAGCACATTACCCGAAGGGTCAAGTGGCTCAACATCTGTGTTGGTTTATTTGTTTGAGTGGGACTCATTTGCGAATGAAATCACCAAAATCACATTCCCTGATGATGAATATATTAGAATTGGGGGTGCAACAAGATTGTTAGTTTATAGTTCAACTAAAGACGCAATCATGTATGTTCCATGTAATAGATTGACAACCGATTATTCGGTATTTGATGTTAACGGTAACTTGGTTCCAATTGTAGGAATTGACATTGAAATTTTAGAAACATCGGAAAAACTTTATTCACCAAACATGGAAGATATTGACACTTTCTTAGTGGGTGGTTCTAAAATCATTAGATTGGTATCCCACAACGTAATTAGAGGTGGTTCTTGTTTCCCTGCAGGCACTGAGGTAATAATGGGCGACAACACACAAAAGAACATAGAAGATGTTATAGTTGGTGATGAGGTTATGTCATTTAATGAAGAAACCAAAACCAATGAAGTTAAAAAAGTTATTGGATTAAAACAACCAATCCATAACGATATGGTTAAATACAAATATTCAAATCAAACAGAAGTAACATCTACTTTTGACCATCCGTTCTATATAGATGGTTTTAGTTTAGCATCATATAGTCCTGATTTAACAACTGAAAGATATGAATTAGGTAGAGAAATATCTAAAATTAAAGTTGGCGATTTGGTTTATGTTACAAACGGGGTTAGTCAAACGGCAATAGCCTCAATTGAAGAATTACCAACAGAAGATGTTCAAACATATATAATTTCGGTTGAGGATAACCATAATTTTTATGCTAATGGTATATTAGTTCATAACAAAGTTTAAAATTTATTAAAATGGCAGTAAACGTATATAAAAGTATTAGTTTAGAAAATTTAAGAAATAGAACGGTTAGCGCCGTTTCAGCAAACGATAAAGCAAAGGTTAACCAAACAATGGTAAATTTTATTGCTTATTTGAAAGCAGCACATTCATAATGTAAATTTTATGATTTTATTTGAAAAAAAGCTATTCAACGAATCCGAATGTGAATATATCAAAGGATTGGGTGGAGAGTTTGTTCAATCCTATTTCAAAGCTGGTAATAAAAATGAAGTAGGTTACAATTTAAAGAAAAGAAATAGTTTTGTAACAAATGCATCTTTAACCAAAGATGATTTTTTGTTTAAAAAAATTAACGAATCATTTAATGAACTTGGTTATAAAATAGATGTTGACGTTTTACCATTTGAAATATACAAATATAATGACGGTAATTTTATAAATAAACATATTGATTCCGACCCATTTGAACATAACAGATTTTGTGTGTGTATTGTTCAATTATCAAATCAAACAGATTACGAAGGTGGTCAATTCTTATCTTATGTTAACGACCAACCAATACCAATGAGTAAAGAAATTGGTAGTTTTTTAGCTATAACACCTGAAACACCACATGAAGTTGAAGTAATAACATCTGGGGAAAGGAAATCAATGATTATCGCAATTGTCAATGAGAATGTAAAACCCATCACAAAGAAAAGTTTTATATGATTCCCATTTATAAAGACAGGTGCGGTTGGGAGAAATATTCACCTAACACAACATACAATTGGATTACACAAAACGAAGAGGAGAATTTCATATCCAATTTAAAAAGATACCCCAACAACGAAAGTTTAAAATATTATTTAGAAAACCCAATAAAATACGCATTAAACAATGAAGGTTTCAGGTCACCTGATGATTTTAATTCGGTTGATGAAGGTAATGTATTTTTAGGTTGTTCATACACATTTGGCGTTGGTCACCATCTTGAAAACGTATGGTCATATAAAGTAAATAACCAAATCGGAGGT